ATCGATTATCGAGAAACAATGATTGTTTATTATTGTTTCTCATTGTTTACTGCTGGTCCCTGCCACGGGGGCCAATATCCCCGGCTTGGGGACACAAAAAACCCGGGCTCCCCTAAGCCCGGGACGGAGTAGTTTCCTAAAATTTCCAGCTAAAGCCAACCTCATACCCAGATCGGGTCAGCTCGAAGTCCCGCATATAGGATATATCTACTCCGAAATTTCTGTAATATATGCCTCCCCCAGCCCCAACCTGCCCGAATGAGTTAGCCGAAGCTCTCAGAAAGGGGGACCATTTCCGGGACCTCGTTTCTTTGATCTGTTCTCGGATGGGGATATACTTGTACGTAAGATGCTGGAGAGTGTTGTATTGGACTGTAGCCTCCCAGTCAAATCGGCCAATTTTGGGATCTTTGAAGAATGTTCCAGCGTATTTCCTGGTCGTATTCCAGTCCAATATTGTCCTTTTTACGCTCTCCAGAGTATCCACCTCCTTTTGGTCCTCCCCAAAACCCCCTCCATTTGTGATTTCTGGGGGTGTTTGGGGAACCTTTTCCTCCTGGCCCTTATAGATATATATCAATTTGATTGGATTCCTAAAACCCTCCCATTTTGGAACCAAATCCGGGACTTTGACTTCCCCCTGAATTGGGGGTAAATCGACGTACTTTATAACGGTCTTTTCCTCGACTGTTTTACGCCCGATTATAAAGCCTATACCTACAAGAACTATTGTGCAGAGTACTCTCTTTAGTAAGTCCATATCGTGTCCTGCGGGAGGGTTTTAGAAGCATCTACGTGGATAAAATTCCCGTCGATGCCTATCCTCCGGATCCGCAATGCAATGGCTGCCCGGAGGATCTTCATCCGATTGGGGCCCGAGGCACACCGGATGTCCACTGCCAAACCTTCGGTGTGAGCACTGTTACCGGACCGTCCTTTGGCCTTATCGTGTTCTTTGGAACGATAAGCACAATTGAGGACGAGGGGGATGCCTGCCTTTTCACGGAGGTCATCCAGGAGATCGAGGAAGTCCTGGTCCATGTCTTCGATGGAGCAAGACGGATTGCATCGCTCGAATTCTTCGGGCTTAAAATACTTACTTGTCTTCATGGCATTCAAAATCTATTTGAGTTTTCTTGCTGACCGATCTCTCCATGTATGACCGGAGAGCCCGGAATATGGGATGATTCGAAATGATTGCGGAGTTCTCCAGAAAGCTCCAAAACTCTGTTCCGACGATGAAGGCAGCGAAGAAGTTGGCAAGGTTGAGACCCCCCAAGTTCGGGAGGACATGCACGTCAAGCATGTAGGCCATGCCAATACCGATAATGCTGAGCCCCAACTTCCAACACGTGTCCCACATTTTCTCGCTTTTGAACACATATTTTTGATGGGCTCGTTTGTGGCGCTTGTAGTCAGCAATATTTCCAGTTATGAAGTCGACGATAATGGCAATACAGACACAGAGGATAAGGACCTGGACCGGAGCTAAAAGCCCCCAAAACCCTGCAATGCTCCCGCATATCCATTTTCCCGCTCTCATGACTTCCTCCTCCATATCTGTTAAACTTATAATTTATTACGTCCTATAATCATTTTACGAGACGGGGACTCCTTGTATTCAGTACATGGAGTCAGTAACCGCAGAGCTCTAAGGTGATTTATAGCCTTCTCGAGGTAGGCTTCCCCGATGTTCCGTGCTTCGTTCGAGCTACGGATGATGATGTTGTCTTCTACTCGAGTGCTGAATTCGCCATCTTTGTACCTCACCCCGAAGGCAGTGGGGTTGATTGGATTGTTGACGATGAATCGGGAATACGCAATGTATGCAATGGCGATCTTGAGTCCTTCGCTTCGACCATCCCCGGAGCAGCCACCATCATAATACCCGCCTTCCATGGCGGCAGTGTACTGATCTTTTGTAATGGTTACGTCCCCATATTGGAAAGGACCTGGGCCGGAAAAGTCTGTCTCGTCGAGCCATCTGTAGAGATTGGCTCCTATGGCATCCACCAGTCTGAGAGTCTCAGCCTCCCGGACATATGGCTCCAGTCTGGCCGGGTCGTTGATGTTCTCGGCTATCGGCCGAACATTCCGAAGGTCGTTAGAGTTGAGTATCATCGGGCATGAGTTTTATAATCTCCTCGTCGTAAAGCCCATATATGAGCTTGAGCATATTTTTCTTCTGAACAGTCGAGAGAACCTGGTCCCGAATAATCTCCAGGGTCTGCGTCATGTTCTCCTTGCCAATTCTGTCTGCTATAGACTCGCCGGCATTGTAAGTGAGAGACTGAATAGCGAAGTCGGGATTTTCCAAAGGAGCCCACCAGTACTCAAAAATCGATACGAAAGTCTCCTCCAGCTGCTGACGCTCCCGGACTGTAACAGAGTTGTAGTACTTGTAGGCATTGGTCATGAGATCAGCCCCAAAGTTAGCCCCCACGTCAACAGCTCGAAGAATGGGAGGCTGCTTGAAGGCTTGACCAATGTTCTCCGGGATGACTCTCTGCGTTACTTCGAATGCTTTGTCATAGTTCTCCCCGGAGAACCTTATGAACTGGGGCACCTCATCTTTGGACTTGCACTGGATGTACCACAGTTGAGAAGTGTTCTCGTCTCCTTGAAACTTGTTGAGCTCTTTCTGGGTCTCATTGACTTGGGACTGGTCTTGAGTCTCGTCCTTGATGTCTACCAAGATCCCAGCTGACAAGAAGTTGGAGCATGCGTTTCGACCGGCTACATTGGCAAGTGCTTCCTCAGTTCTCATGTCCGTCATCTCAGCGATGAAGATGGGGACCGGGTAAGAGGGACTGCCTTCGGAGTCTCCGGAGAAGTAGAGGACCTGGCCATTGTAATTGTCCCACCCGCCAGCTTCTTCTACCTGGTTCAGAATAACCTCCGGATCCGGGTTGAAGAGATGAAACCACTCAATGTCAGACGGGGACCACCGGGATCTCGTCTTGTCTCGGTGACCCCAGTCGGGGTGATATGCCGTCCGGCCAATGAATCCATCGTCGTCTGCCTTCGCAAGTCGGAGAGACTCGAACGGAATGTGGTGAATCGAGCTGACGCGGAAGTTCATATTGTAGTTAACATGGATGGCGAACCCATGCCATAACGTGAAGTCTTTGCATACCATGCGGAGGATCTTGTCGAGCTTCTCCCCTTCTTTGTTGACCCGCAATTTGTAGATGCCGGGATCTTTGAATCCGTGACCGTATACGAAGTCATTGTATATGCTCAAGCAGGCATTGCCGGTTTTTGAAGCCTGAACAATCTCGCTGACTGTCTGGGGAAAGTCATTGGTATCTCCGTATGTTTGGATGCCATATTGTCTCCAGTCCCGGGATTCGAACTGAGGAGCTGATTTAATCTGTGCAACTTTCATACTGGCGTAATTTTAATAGTAGGAGGGACGGGAAGCGACCCCGTCCTATTACCAGTCCTATTTGGACCCTCCTTTTTTGGCTCCCCTCTTGGGAGCCTCTGAAACGGGATTGACTATCCGGTTGTAAGCCTCTTCGATCTCCCCGGCAGACATTTGCGAGTCTGCATAGGCTTCTTTGATGGCTTCCAGATCCATCCCGGCGTCGATGAACTCCTTCACCTCGGTGTCGATGTCGGCGGGCTTCTCCTCGGTCTTCTCCTCGGTCTTCTCCTCGGTCTTCTCCTCGGTCTTCTCCTCGGCGTATGCCGAGTCGAGAATGACATGGATTGCCTCCATGGCTTTGGAGTACTCCTCGAGTTTGGCGTTCAGTTCGTTCTGTTTCTTGACCAATTCTTCGAGTTCGGCTTTGACAGAATCGATTTGCTTGGATAGTACCTGAGCCTGGCGCTTCTTGATTTCCACGTCCTTGTCCGGCATCTCCTTGCCGTAACGTGCCATGAACTTCTCCAGCCGGTCGTTCAGATCTTCGGGGACCCGGGTGAAGTACGAAAGAGCATCCTTGTTGAATGCGATGTGGTACAAGCAAAGCTCCTCCGTGATGTTTCTCGGAGTGAGGATCTTGCTGAACTCTTTGTTGATTGGGTCGTGGAGCAGAGTACCTGCTCGGAGTTCGTAATCGGGGTGTGCTACGTTTTTCATCTGTTGTTCTGTTATTCGTCTTAGTGCTAAGTCGGCTTCGATCAGGCAGAAGCCGCATCGGGAAACTGACTTATTCAAAAAGTACCGAGAAAGTTCATCTACTTCTCGATGGAGAGCGGGGTTCTTTTCCAATTCCAATGTATGGGCCCGATAAGCTTCGCCTTTCAGGGACCCATACTTGGATTGGTAAGCTCTCAGTCTTTCGAGCATGTCAGTCATAGCCGTTACGATTTAGGCGTTCCGGCGTATGTCGTGAGAATTACTACGTATTCCCCGTTGACATAATCCTTACGGATGTCTGTGTCAACGATACTTGCTCCCCAAGTTGTTGCAGTTCCAGTCGAGCCCTTAATGTACCGAAGAACGGGAGGATTTGCAGCTGCTTGGCCAGAGGCATTCAGGAATACGTAATTTGAAGGAAGATCGCACCCGGGGAATGCCTCTGCTGGCTTGGTGGAAGTTGGCGCAGGAGGCATGGTAACCGTTCCGGAAATGCTGGTACACGAGGATCTTTGCAGAGTGAGTGGCACGTCGTTACCGATTTTAGCCAGACCTTCCGCGGGATAGAAACGCAGAATAGCCGGTACAGTACAGTCTGTTCCGCCAGCCAGAAGCCCGTCTACCATGAGGTCGGTGGTCTTCTCGTCCGTGTTGAAGAGGCTCATCGGGAGCGAACCTTCCTGAGTGATGGTGCCGTTGGCCAGAGTTACCTGGTAAGCGACGCCGTCGGTCATTTCGGTAGTGACCGTGATTTCGGTGAGCTCCAGACCCGAGTCCCAGCCATACGCCTCGTACTTGGTGTCCCCGTTGTCGCCGGTATCGTTGTTCTCGACGATAGCGATGACGCGGGCATTGGTCAGGCCGTTTACGAACTTCTTGGCTGCTTCCGACTTCTTGAAGATCCGGACAACCACGTTGTGCTGGTGAGTCTTGAGGTACGTGCCAGCATTGATGGTGTCCGAGCCAACTGTTGCGTTGGGCAGCGAGTCGACTTCGTAACCAGTGGCACCGGCCTTGAGGATGAGCGAAGAGATAACGTTGTCAGTTACAACAGACTTCGATTTGTCGACGTCCGAGTAGCTGAGGAGAATCACCCTGGCGGTGGTGCCGGCGATTGCCGGCTTACCACACACCCGGTTGATGAATCCTGTTTTGATTTTAGAACAATCAAGTCCTGCCATTTTCTTAGATTTTTGAGGATTAGATACCTACCGAGAACAGATCCGGGTTGGTGAGCTTGGCATCCGCCCGACCCATGAGTTCTACGTAGACTGCGCGGTCTTTGTACTCGTACCAGATCCGCATCTTCTCGAAGCTGTCGATTGCATCAACACCTATGCCGAGCACGCTCTTCGAGGTGAAGAGGATTCGATGGGGGTTGTTGAGCTTCGTGCCAGTGTCTTCCGACGTAGCGATGATCTTGTCCCAGATGGGCATTGCGATGACCGGGATGCCGTTGAAGCTGAGAGCCTCCATGCCATTCAGCAGAGCCAAGCGAGCCGATTCAAGGCAGCAAGCGTCCATAAGAGACTGCTGATAGGCATCGTAGACCGACTGGGTAACGAGGATGAATTTGTCAGACTGCTGACGGAGCAGAAGCGGGGCACTGAACACGACCGACTGGATGTACTCCTTGGCCTTGTCCGGAGAAAGCTTCTGAGCTGCGTAAGATGCCCCGGCATTTTCCGTAATTGTTGCTCCGTGCTGGGACGGATTGGCTATAACCTGCGTGGTAATCTGTTTCCAGAAACCGTTGATGATGGTGAAGAATTTCAGGTCGAGACCGTCCGTAATGATCCCACCATTGGTAACATTCTTGGCGCCCTTGTCGTTGAACCAGAACAGGCGGTACCAGAAGTCCATGATGGAGCGCTCAAGAACCTCGATGACGATGTTCATGTAGTCCGTGTCCGTGAAGTCCGGAATGTCGACGCCGGTGCGGAGAGAGTAGATAGTTGCCGACTGCTGAAGGTCAGTGTAACACTGGGACAGGAGGATCTCCCAGGTGCCGGGTTCCCATTTCAGCTTGCGGGTGTTGATGTTCCACGGCTGAGGAGTCGGGTTACACCCGGTGTTGACCACGCCGACCATGCCACCCTCCCCGATGTAACCCACCTCGGTGTTAGTGACGATGTCGGGGAAAACTGTGTGAATGGAGTTGATGTCAGGACCCTGAATGGTGTCCTCCATAATCATCTCCGAGATTGCCTGAATGACCCGTCCACAAAAAGTGAACTTGTCCATGTCGAGGAATCCGCCGTTTTTAACTGCCATAGTTCTTAAAGTTTTTGAGTTTGACTACTTGAGGATCTTTTTGGCAGCGTTGACCTTCTGGAGCTTTTCGCGAGCTTCGTTTTTCAGGTCAGCTGCCGAGGGTTCGGGCTTCTTGCCTCCGGGCAGAACCGTCTTGCGATTCTTCGGACGGTAGTTGCTACCACGGAGGTTGCGGAGTTCATTCTCCTGCTCCTCGATGAGGTTCGTTGCCTCGTCGAGCATCGCCTCCAGCGCTGCAACGCGGTCCTCGAGAGACTCGGTGCCCTCCACCTCGATGCTGGTGACGATGTTGTCCTCGACAGTAACCACCCGACCGTCTTCCAGAACGACAGTGCCCGACGTCTCTCCGTTGGCGAGAGTTGCCTCTACACCTTCGGCCAGATTGTCCTCTTCACCTACGGTCTGGAGAACGACCTGACCCTCAGCATCCAGATAGTCGAAGTTGGCGGGAGCGCCTTTCTTGCCATTCCGGAATGCCTTGACTTTGCTCATGAATTTTTCATAAGCGCTTTTTTCGTTTTTTGCCATAGCATTAAAAATTTGGTTTGTGTTGTATGAATTGATTTTGGAAATGAATCCCAAGTCAAGAAGTGATTTGGCATCATGGATGCGTTCCTCATGCATGACATTGCGGAGCCGTTCCCGGTCCTGACCTGTTCTCTCGACATACACGTCAAGAATAGCCTCCTCCTCCAGAGCAAGCTCCTCGGCAATGCTACGAGCATCGTCGGAAGTGAGCCAATCCCCGACCGGCATGTATACCCGATGGATGAGTGCCCGGCAATTCCTGTTTGCCGACCGGTTCTCTGCCGGAGCTGCCAACAGGATGCACACTGCCATCGAGTGGCATCCCCCGACAATATTTGTATATATCGTCCTCCCGCTCATGCGAAGAAAATCGTAAATCTTGAAGCCCTCCTCGACAGAGCCCCCGTCACAGTCAATGTTGATGCACACCTCCTGTTCGTCTGGGTGTTCATCAAGTACCCGGCGGAAGGTCTCCACGGAGCAGATCTCTGAGGTCCCACCCCAAAGCTCCATCATGACCCGATTCTCTTCGGAGTCAATTGCGCCTTTTAAGTTGATGAATATCATGTGCCAAATTATTTCGATACAAATATAATTATTCCTAATAGATATTGAAATACTATTTGTGCTGGACTATTTAAAAATTAGCCCGGTCCTGAATCTGCACGTAGTTAGCATCTTCCCTCCGGATGTCTTCGATTGTAGCAATCACTCTCACCTGACCAAATGCTTTCTGAATTGCTCTTTCCATGTCAAGCCGATTCATGGGCTCCGGGGTCTCAGCAAATGACCGAAGAGCATACCCGCCATCCGACCCAACTTTTGTGAAGGGGACACCCCCACCAAGTTCGTTTATTGCTGATAGGAGAGGGAGGAACATGCGGCTCGATTTCTTGTTGATGATGGTCTCACCCCCTTCAGCCTCAATGTGCACTCCCCCAGCGGCATGACTGGGGCCTTCAATATATTTGCCTCTCGCGGCTTTCGGCAGGGGAGCTGCCCAAAGAGCTGCCATCTGGACTGCTCCCAAAGCTGCAGCTGCTGCAATGAACGGGATAGCCAGGGGGAATCCCATTTTAGCCGATGCCATGATGGAGATAGCAGTATTGATGCCAATCTCGAAGGATCCCATTGCCCTCTCCCGGATAGCTTGCTCCCGTTCGATTTTGGCCAGTTCCTTCTCCTTCTGTTTCTCCATCTTGATTTTCTTCTCGTTGTACTGGGCCTCCGTGATTTGGCCATTAGCGTACATGTTTGCCAATGCCTGCTCCTCCCGGCTGTATTGTTCTTCTACCTCCTGAGCCCGGCGCTCCCCGAGAGCACTGGCCAAATCGTTGAAAGCAGTAGCGAAGCCGGATGCTATTCCGGCATACTCCTGGAGCTTCTCGATTCGCTCCTCCCATAGAGACTCCTCATTCTCGGCCATCTCGAGCTGGATCTGAGCAATGGCGTCCTCGTTTCCTTGAGCTGCTGCCAACTCAGCCTCCAGATACCTCTTCCGGATCTCATACTTGGACTTGTGATTCAACTCGGCTTGAGCGAGTTCCTTGTCGAGGTCCATTTGCTGGAGACGAAGATTGTTGGCTCGGAGCTGGGCCTCCTGCTCATAGGTTTTCTCCCCGGCAGCTTTCCTTGCTTCGATTTGCTTCTGGAGCATCTCATTCTCCAGTTCCAACTTCTTCCTCTCGTTGTCCGCTGCCTTCGAGAGGTCCTCGGCATACTGTTCGTTTAGAGTTTGGTTGAACCGGTCAAGTTGCTGTTTGGTAGCGTTCTCGCGGATCTTTTTGATTTCGTCCTGGAGGTTTTGCTGGATCTGTTTCTCGAGCTCGGCTCTGTTGACCAAGAACTGCTCGTAAGCTGCATACTCCTTCTGGTATTCCTCCTCGCTCATACCTCTCACGAACTGGGGAGGCTGAATGTTGGCCAGCTCCTTCATGGCATCCTGGTACTTCTGAGTAACCTGAGCAATCTGCATATCGACTGTGCCTCCGGAAGCTACAGCCAGGATGTTGGCTCTCACTCCGGCAAGGTGATCATTAAGCTGTTTGGCTTGGTTCTCGTAGAACTGCTTATCGGACCGAGCCATGGCATTCAGAGCCGTCTGATACTCCTTATTAGTAATTTTGCCGTGAGCTTTTTGGAGAGCGAGACGCTCCCGGGCTCCATCCTGAGCTGCCTTGTAGAGTTTCCTTTCATACTCCATCCGGATGGCGATGCTCGTAGACTGGAATGTTGTTTGGAACCTGAGATCGTCTTCCCGGATCTTCTGCATGGCTTCCGAGTTCTTCAAAGCAACCTCCAGAGCCTTATCGGCAATGGCCTGCTGAGCCTCCCGATTGGCTATTGCAGTCTCGAGAGCCAAATTGGCAACTGCAGCTCCTTCATTCTCGATTGTCCGGAACAGTTCTTGGTATCGACCTTTCAAGTCGTCGAGTTCCTTTTTGGCTTCCTTGTATTCGTCCAAGCTTCCGGACCACGTGTTTAGCTCTTCCTCCTTGGCTGCAATCACCTTCTTCAAGGAGTCGAACTCATCCATTGCAGCCATCTGTCTTTGACGAGCTGCATTCATTTCAATCTCGCGGAGCTTGTTAGCTGTTTTAAGCTGAGCTTCGGCGATCTGTTCCGACGTGGCATGATTGGCTTTGAGATTTTCGATTTCTCTCTTGCCCCGGATCTCCTCGGCTTTTGACAGAGTGTTCCGCTTGGTCTCGATCTGATCCAGTACATACGTGGAGGCTTCGGCAGCTCGATTGTATGCCTCCATTGCCCGGGTTGCTCTCTCTTGAGCTTCCGTGTTACTGTTAAATGCGTTCGTAAGAGCAACCACTCCAGCCACCAATCCGCCCACTGCCGCTGCCACTAACACAACAGGATTGGCAGCCAAAGCCGCGTTCCAAAGCCAGGTAGCAGCTGCTGCTGCTTTGGTGAGGATATTGCCAGCTCCCTGGACAGCATTCTTAGCAGCTATCGCTTTCGTCTCAGCGAGAGTCTGGTTGATACCAACCAGCTGAACCAAGTTGGATGCAGCACGATACGTGGCTTCGGTCTTGGAGAGAGCTGCCTGGAGGGAGGACAAGGAAGACAGAGCTGTGATGATGGTTATCATCTTCGTCATGGTAGCATTGAGCTCCTCGTTCTCGCTCCCCAGTACCTGAGTGGCTGTGGTCCATAGTCCGTAGACGGAAGTGATTGCTGAGGTTGCATCCGTGACAGCGACCAGTGTGTCGATTCCCCGTCCAGTCTGGTCGATGGCTGTATTGACCGTGTCCTCTGCCGCCTTGAGCTCCCCAGCTCGCTTGACCATCTCCTTGAAGGACGCTGAACTCGTATCCCCGGCTTGAGCCATCCGGATCAGAGTGTCGGTCAAGTCGTTGAGCTCCTGTTTCAGGTTATCCGTTGCCTTCTCGTAGTTACCAACTGACCGGCGATAGTCCCCGAGTGCCTCCTCCTGAGCTTTGAGCTCCTCAGTGGTCTCTGCAATACGCTTGCCGAGTTCGGCTTTACGGGCTGCGTCCTGCATCGAATTTCCTAACTCTGCAAACTCGGCATTGTCCAAAGCCAACTGGGTTCTAAGTTTTGCTAAACTTGCCTCCTGTTGGTTCTGGAGCTTAATGTTGTTCTGGATTTGCTTCTGGTACTTGTTCGCCTCGCTGTTGATTGCCTTGATCTGGTTGTCAAGCGCATAGTATTCTTGAGCATTCTCCTCAGTTACTTTGCCGAGAGCCTTCTGCTGATCTCTCAACTCCTGGGACCGGAGTTTCAATTCGGCTAACGTCTTGAGGGCATCCTCAGCTGTTACACGGACGTTGTAAATTGTATTTTTCTGTTCTTCGGCCATATCACATTCGTATTAGGTCTACTTTGGTTATCTTTCCAGCTTGGAAGTTGTTTATTTTCGAAACGTAGAACCAGAACCCATGCTCTTCCAGCCATATCGGGTTGAACAAGTCCAGACTTTGAATGTCGAGCGAGTCCAAAAGGATCTGGGTCTGTAGGATCTTTGGTCTTTTGAGTATATTGTTGATGAGCTTGTCGTAGTACTTCGGAACGTAGTAATTCAAATTTTTGAAATACGCCGTGTATAGTCGTACCCGGGTAAGGGTGTAGCCTACACTCACCTGGGGCCACATATAGTCAGACTTATTTATGTGGACGACCATCGGCTTACTGAGAGCATTGTACTCCCAAGTAGTCTCGGTCATTTCCCCGTTCTCCATCCGTCCTCTATTGATAGTCCAAATCGGGTAGTTAGCAAGTGTATGAATCTTATTTGTAGTGTCCCAGTCATAGAGGCCTTGATTAAGTCCGGCTAAGAACCCAATTTGGAACAGGAGTTTTGTGGGCTGGAGGTTGACGTCCGGGATGCTGAACTTGTACGAGTCCGTAACATTGTTGTCCTTGTTGTCCTCGAGCTTTATTTCGTTGGTCTGGGCATAGCTGGACAACTGGAACGTAAGTTTGGTGTCCTTTCCTTTTATCAGCTTGTCAGACCAATTTTTCCCGGACGAGCTTCGTCTGTTGTAGAACTCCCGAACTGAGTATGCTCTTGCTACTTTAGTAGCGGGGTTCACGTCAATAGTAAGACCAAACAGCTGGAAGAAAGCTTTGACTATGTCTCCCAAGCTCTTAAATCCAGTCGAGGCCAGGAGGTCATAGGTTAGCCCGGGCTGGGGCTTATCCCCCGGCGAAGTTTCCGGCACGGGAGGAGCAGTAATGCTGACCGGGAACCTCATGTCATACTGATTGGCAGAGGGATTGACTGTGGCGAGAGATCCGGACACCAGGATGTGCTCTCCTGCCTCCATCGGTATGTCGACCGAAGCGCTGCCGGAAGATCCGGACGACCAGGATCTGGTCAACACTATAGCACTGGTCCCGTCGTTCTTGTAATGGGTAACTTGGACTGCCACCGAACCATTCCGGATGGCAGAAATATTGGACCATGAGAAACTGAACGTGATGGTCGTGTCCCACAAAGTCATCCAGCTGAATGTTCCGGATACGGTGCCCATCATCAAGCGTCCAGCGACCGGGTCACTGAGAGTTACTCCGGGGTATCCTTGCCATATCACCCCTACCATAGTGCCAATCGGGGGATCCTTGATCCAGCCAGTCCCGGATGCTTTCGGAGCATTGGGGTCGTCTACCAAAACTGGGTAAGTGCAAGGCAAAAACATTTCACTCCGGTCAACTGAATCCACGTCAGTCTCGAGACGGTAGCCTGCTCGATCGAATATCCATGTTACCAAGTCATACCAGTTGAGGTGAGGGTAGAACTTGTCCAACTCCCGGACTTGACTGATTGCCTCCATGGCGATCGGAGGGACGTTCGGATTCTTCTGGAGAGTTGCATATAGCCAAAAATACAGGACTTTAGATTCCTCGGGGCCGGAGAGGTATCGCTCGGCCTGTCCCATTGTGTCCGTGTACCACTTGAGGAGGAACATGCCAGTTCCGGGATCCTTCGCGTCAGTGTTGTTGAGGGTATCAAACAAGTCAGCGGTTGCCCCGAGGATCTGGACCCCGATCGATGTATCTGATATGTCTACGATGTTCAATACTGCTCCAGCCGGGGATATGAGTGCTCCCTCATAGAATAGTTGGCAAGGAAACTTCATGTATGGCACATACGAACCTGAGCCAATTACAAAACTGAATTGGAATGCTTGCTCGTTATGGGTCGTCCTGGGCAGACTGATACGCTGGGAATATGAGGCATTACGGTCTTTCAGCTCAGCCAGGTTGTTGATCTGGTAATTCATCGCAGGAGCATCCAGCGGGAGGTCCAGTGACCAGACCTCGCCGTCAATGCCTTTCATGAGTAGTTCGTAGTTCATATTACCACTGAGTTTGTTCGTCAATAAGCTGGAACTCGTAGCTAACAGTGTTCCGGGGAGTCTTGGTGTCCCAAGTCAGATCAGTATCATCTACGAGGACCCGTTGCCATGATCCGATGATGTAATTGTAAACCTGGACCAAAGGCGAGAGAGCAATTCCTTTGAGCAAGTTGAAGTCGTTCTCATCAAGCTGTTCTGCTCCTGCTTGGACTATGTTCTTAAACTCCGGAGCTAACTCGCCTCTCGTCTGTGAGGCATAGGGGTCTCTGGAATTCGCTAATACGTATTGGTCTCCCCGGTCAACCTCCTGCGTATACTTCTTGTGTTGCTCAAACATGTAAGTGTCCCATCCGCCTTTCTGGTTTATCCAGCGAATGTAGAATGGGTTGCAAGGTACCTCCGTATCCATAAACATGATATTCCATGCTTGATGAGGATATACTCCCCCGGAAGGTCTGAGTTTTACGTAGTCAGCTCCGTCACTAAGTTCGTCATCAAATTCATACACAAGGGGGATGTTTAGCCGGCTGGAAATATCAAATTGGGTTTCGGCAGAAGCTCCCGTAATTTTAACACGAACGTCAATCGGAGTGGCAGGAGTTAATCCCCCAGCTCCTTTCGGAAATAGTGTGACGAAATACGGGTACCCGTAGTATTTCTTCACGTACAGGTTTCTGTCGCTATCGGGAGTCCGGTCAGTCAGTGCGAGTCCTACATTTGACTGTGAGAAATTAACGTTGTGACCCCGGGGTCTAACTCCCCGGGAGGCATATCGTACTTTGAAGTCTTGTTCGCCGATGCCTCTGTAAGCATATGCCGATATGAGACTGTAGTCAATGGCAAAGCCGATGAGTGGGTTTATGTACGGAAATGTTCTTAATCTGTCGTCCCGGAATCCGGCTTTGGCCAAAAAGCTGAGATCGTACTTCTTAGTCGTCCCAAATCCAGAATCCCTGTGGATGTCGATGCTTTCAGTTAATGAGTTCGCTGCCATCACTGAACTGGGACTATAGCCGATAAAGTTCTTCCCGTAGGCCAAAGACATGTTGTTCAGTGTGACTTTCACCCCAGCTGTTGCCCCCTTGGCCCCGGCATAGACTAACAGTACAGTGGTGGGTCCGGTTTTAGCAAGATCTGTCCTTACTTGAAATCTCCATGTCATGGAGGATCCAATAGCCAAATTCGTTGTAGCCATTTCAGTCCCTCCAATAATAACTCCAGAAGCAGTCCCCTGGTACAAGGAGACGGACATTTCAGTTGCATTGCTTGATACGCCAATACCAACTCTGAAAGCATACCATTCCCCTGCTATCATTTTGCGGAAGATCGGAAATGCCTTGTAGAAATAATTGTTTGTGCCTCCAGAGTTGTCTATCACCTCCGACGCCTCGTTGTCAATGATGTTAAGCGAGATCATGTTGGCCTCATCGAAGTTCTGGGTCTCAATCTCGAGCCCGGATGTTGAGTCGTCTGTCTCAACTGATATTTGCGAATATGCTGAGTAGAAGGAATCGTCAGCTGGTTGTCTGGTGATTGCCATATCGCGTTATATTATATATCCGTGGTCCATATTGTTGTCAGGAGTGAATGCCTCTTCAATGAGGACCTCCATTGTCTTGTCCAAATGCTGAGCCAGGTACTCCTCGAAGTTGTCCGCAGGAGTGTCAACCAAGTCAACGTAAATGTGATTGCGGTAAAGCTCTGAGCCTTCTCGTTTTATCTTCCATGCAGTGGCATTTCCGAATCGGACCAGGTCCTTCGGGTCCGAGAAGGTGATGCCTTTGAGCTTTGCCCACTCCATGATGATCTGTCCCAAGTTGGCGGGGATCTTTCCAGGACCTCGACCCCGGATGAGAGTGTAGAAGTAGTTCGGGGCTTCGATTGTCCCCCAAACTGTTTCACCTTCTCGTCCCGTCTGCACTGTTATCTGAGCATAGGTTCTGCCTGAAGCTTCCTGCCCGGCGTCCTGTGATGCCCGTATGATCTCGTCCCTCATCTGGGTGAGACCCTCAGCCAATATCTGTTCCAGTCCTACCGCCATTTGTTTCTGGGTTTGCGAGCATTGGCTTTCTGCTGAGCCTTACGCTCCAGTTCCTTGTTCAGTCGCTCCCGGAAGAGGTGACTCTGCAAGTTGGTGAAAAGGAGGTTGTATACCTTTCCGTATTTCCACTCCAGGATCTCGTCCGGGTCCTTCGAGTAGTCCTTGGCCAGTGCAGTGATGGTAGCCATCTCGCCAACCACCAAAGAGAATTGAGCAATGCCGGCCGCCTTCTCCTCGGCACTGGGCTCGTACTTGAGCTCAGTCTGTTCTCGTTCAATCCAGTACTTAATGCCCATGAGGACCTCATACCAGTACTCGACAATTCCTGAGGTGTTCCTCAGGCTCCATTTGACGCCAAGACATTGCATGCCTTCTTTCATCTTGTCGATGTCGGTCAGCTCCTTGTCGGTGATAATCCGGCCAAGCTCTATGCGTTGGCCGAACGTCATCTGACCGCCTTGTATGTCGATTCGCTGTATCATTTTATGTAGCAGTGTTTGAGACTCCAATAGGACTCAGGAATGTCCCCGACCTCCATTAAACTGACTACGTACTCAGTCCCGTGGCTAAGGTCAGGATACGTCACACTCGACTTCTTCCATCCGTCCTCTTTGGTCCATGCGTAGTCTGCAACAACGTCCCCTGTTTCATCCAAACTAAGCTGAGCAACAAAATTGTCTATTTGCGAGATGGTGAATACCAGTAGCGGGAGACCCATCTCATGAAACAGGGATTGGTTCCATGCCGGGGGATAGACCGGCATGGGCAAGTCCTGTCGGTCAAAGAATATAGTGTGCCCCGATAAGTCAAATCCGGGCTTTACCACTTCAAGGAGGGGACGCCAGATTTTGTCCTTGTAGGCATCCAAGCACCAGTCCTGTTTGAAAGTGAACTCCAGTCCGACACTTACTTCGTTGGCGTCGAACCTGGCAGACGGGTACAACACCCGAACGGTGTTCATGATGTCGGGATATTGCTTGACCAGTTGTGAGTTCTTGAGCAAGTAGAGGAAAGGCCGGACCATCTGCTCCTCGATTTGGTTCTTCAACTCCAGACGGCCGATGGTGGGAGAATTCTTGCTGAACTTCGTATCGCCTTTGTAGGCATCGTTGGCCATCGGCTCGAACTTGCAGAAATAGACCTGCATGATGGTACGCTGAGTGGGATAGCCCCGATATGGCGTATCGTAGTAGCCAGTGGTGGGCTCCTCAACATAGACAAAGTCGGACGACGTCTGATTGCCGTCCGAGTCTGTCACGAATCTCTCCATCGTGTCCACTTTGACGTTCAGCATTCGAGCCTGGTCACACTCAAAAACGGCCAGAGGATTGACCATCTTGACCATGTCGCGGATGAGGGTTATGATGTCCAGTATCATCGTTTTGCGGGAATTATGATTTTGGCGGACTTCATGCCAGTCGCCTTCGGCTTGATCTCAAATATCATTCGCATGATGAGCATGTCCAGGAAGTCTGGTGACCTGCCGAGGAGCTGCTTCATGGTGTCCTTGGAGATGAGCTCCCGTTTCTGCTCAGCGGAGTTCGTGTTCTTGGACTTGAGGACCGTCATCTCCTGCTTGATCTTCTCCTGAACTTCGGGAGAGCAGATGATGTGGATCTGGCGCTTGTTGATGAGCTCCGCCAGCTTGAATGCGCACTCCGACTTGATGTTGTTGTACGTCTTGGAGTCAATGGCTGATTGTCCCCCGTGGAATTCCCGAATGCCTTTCAGATAGCTCTCCAGGTAGAACCCAAGTCCGTCAGCGTCAGAGACGATGCTGGACCGGGGGACTTTCAGACCGGTGGCCAATTTGGCGATCTTCTCCTCCATCTCCTTGCCTTCCGAGAAGCCTTTGGCGATGGGGATCCGGCATACCATGCCATCCCAGGTTCCAACCACCCAACTGTCTCGTCCTTTCCCGGCAAGGTCAGTGCTAATGAACCGATTGCCCGTCGGGAGTACGAACTCATTGCTGAACATGTCGCACACTGCATCATAGTCGACCAGCCAATTCGGGTCATCGTCATACTCCCAGTTGCCAAAGACCAGTCGCTCGATCTGCGACTGGGTCAGGTTCCGGAGAAGCCCCTCAATGTACGTGTCTGGGAGAGTCTTGTTGTCCTGGGGCAGAGCTTTGACGAACCGACGCCAAGGAGGCAGCTTGTTCTCTTTCCACGGCTTGTAGTAGTCCGTATAGAGGAAATTGTTGGACGGGTTGCAGGTTATAAGGAGCTTGGGGGCCAACTTGTAGACGTCATTCTTCCATCGACCGATAGAAGCCTGGAGGTTGGTCTTCGCCTCGCGGATAAACTCGCCACCCTCTTCGATCCATCCCCGAGTCATCTGCATGGAACCGAACCTCTCATACATGGGGTCACTGGGGTTATACTTGGCATCGATGAGGTAGATGCGGCTTTTGTTGTACAACTCGAAGAAGTTGTATTGGCCATTAAAGTGGTAGTAGTTCTCCGTGATGCCCCAGTGGGTAAATACCTCGTAGATGGAGGGAATAGTGTACCGGACCAGGTCGGCAGCCGTCTTACGCGCAATAAAATAAAAGGTCTCCGGGTAGGTGAGGGCATCGCCGGCTATCAAGGAACACCCGAGGTACGATTTGCCAGCACCTTTCGTGCCAGCATACAGAATGTCAGTGACCGAGTCATCAAGCCATAACCGAGCCACTTCCTTCTGCTTCTCGTTGCCTTTGGTATCAAATTGAAGCCGGCGTCCCATTTTATTTTACCTCCATTCCTGTTATCTGTTCGAGAGTAATGCCTCCCGTCAGGTTGACATTGGTCTTGCGTCCTTGAAGTACCTGGATAAGGCTGGCAGCGTACTTACCAACCAGTGCTCCCTCAATCTGCTGGGAATTGATGGCGTCCTCGATGGTGCCACCAATTGCAGCTGCTACCGGGTCTCCCGTGAGCTCCTCGTACTCAACAGGATTGATGCCAGCAAACAGCCTAAATGATTCGATGGTCATCGGGCGGGAAATGTAGACGCTGCAGTCTTCGCCATTCTTATTCTTATGAGACTGGGAGAAATAGTTATCCTGCATGAATTTGCAATACTCGACGAATGCAAAATAAAGCTCCTCCGCATCGGTGGGCTTTACAAATTCCCCGGCGTCTCGCCTTTTCTGTCCCTCCTCCATATAGGCGAGCGGACTCATTTTATATGTGCTTCGTGCCATGCCTCAAATATAATCAAACCTTATACAAATTAAAAATTTATTTCTGCACAACAATCCCCGGAGCGTTTGGCCCCGGGGATCTTTTATTTATTCGCTTACGCGAATGAGGGTCACGCCGAACCACAGGAACTTGACCGAAATGCCATTCGGCCAAATCATGCCTTCGTGGACCGTGGCGATGGACGGGGTCCAATTACAGTACTTGGTATTGATCTCCGAGTACAAAGCCCAGTTCTTCCCGAGCTGCTTAAAGTGTTTTGCTTTCATTTTTAGAAATTTTTAATTTCGCGCAGGCGAGTGCCGTCCAGTATTTGTGGGTCGAGAGAAGTCCCAAATTGGCACCAGTTCTACTGACTCTGTCAGTTCTACTGACTCTGTCAGTTCTACTGACTCTGTCAGTTCTACTGACTCTACCAGTTCTACTGGACCAATTCTACTCGCCTACGACTTCTTTTTGAACTTTTGAATCCGTCTCTCAGCTCTCTCCATCTGTTTGATGGATCTGTTCAACTTCCGTTTGGGGTTGATCCACCATTGGCGGATCCCGCCGAAAATCGCGAACAGGCCGATGATGGCCAACAGGTAAATTGCAATCATTTTCTACGCCTCCTTTCTAATTTGTTTTGTAGTTTGCGGACCTCAACCCAGTCCTCGTGCCGCATCCATTCCGGACGGGATAACAGAGTCAGCTGACCCCGTGCTATTTGCATGGTGGTCTTTTTCAATTTGCGGGCGTAGTCCAGGACCTCCCGCTCCTCTTTTGAATAGATCCCCAGCCATCGCCGGAACACTCCAAGTTTCCCAGTTGGGGGTAGCCCCAATTTCTCAGTTTTTTCCATAATAAACAATATTTGACCAGTAGTAAACAATAAAATTTCTTATTGTTTCTCACCTAAGTGATTGATATTCAATTGATTAGGTCCCCAATTCTCCTCCCGAGAAACAATGTAAACAATGTTTCTGTGCACTCTATTTTGTGATTTTTCATTTCCTAAATTGGTCATAATTTTCCTCATATTCCCTATTCAGGTTTTCCTCCTAAATTATTGTTTACATTGTTTACAAGGGCCTAAACCATTGATATTCAATCGATTATCGAGAAACAATGATTGTTTATTATTGTTTCTCAT